GCGCTCAAGCCGGTATTCCATCATCCCGCGCGCCTTGTCTGGGTTCTGGGCCAGCCATTCGAGTGAATCCGCTGCGCCTTTGAGAACGTGATTGACAAGGGCTTGGTCGAGCGGGTCGCTGCGGTAGCCGACGGCGTTGAGCCAATGGCAATGATGGCTGTTCCCGCCGATTATCCGCGCCGCAAAGCGCAGGAGTTCGGCGGGATCGGGCCGCCATTGGGCGGACGCTGATGCGGCTGCTCCCCCTTTCTCGATCCGATCCGCTTCGGCACGGAGGGCGGCGAATGCGGCCAATGCGGCATCGACTTCATGGGCAATCATGTGCGGCTGGTGGCCCAATGGCGTCTCTGTCCGATAGCGGCGCAGCAACCGCACAAGCTCGGCGTTGCTCCACCCATCCCCGGCAGGCGCAGGAGGGGCGGCGGATAGCATGGCGCGGTAAACAGTCGCCATAGATCGAGACGGGCAAACGGGGATCGCGTTCGCCAGTCCGGCGTCAAGCATCGTCTCGGTCGGCTCAACCGGGACCAGCTTCCAGCCCGTTATGGGATTTCCCATATCGCTCGGCTCGCGTGGCGCTTCCGGCGCTGCGATCCTGTGCATCGTGTCGCGAACGACTTGGTTGACCTCGCTTTGCCGCAGCAGGGAAATATCGCCTTGCGTTTGCGCGAATGAAACAGCCGCGAGTTCTTGGGGCGTCATTTTGCGCGCCTGAATGAACGCCTCGGGCGCTTCCGGTGCGGCGAGAGCGGCGGCAGAGATGGCGGCGCGGGCGCGTCGGATATGGCCGAAGGTCAATGCTGACTCGCCCATATCGCCAATCGCAACGGATGCGTCGTCATCGTCGCGGCTGACCGGCCCTTCGGTATGCTCGTTCATGCAGTCTTTTTCGCAGGCGGCGACAAGCGCCTCGAAAATCTCGCGTTCATTTGCCGTGATCGTCATTCTGCTGCCTCCACAAAGAGATCGGCGCGCCCAGTTCCGTTCGACTTGCGACTGCGAGCGATCTCGACTTCGTCCGGAATGAAATTCGCCGCGATAAGGGCCCGCGCCATCACCGGCGAGACCGAATTGCCGCACATGCGGACTGATGACGTCCCGGTCAGTTTCGAGCCGTCGGGGCGGCGATCGATCACGTAGGAGTCCGGGAAGCCCTGGGCGCGGAATAGTTCGCGCGGGCGCAGCATCCGCATCCCGATATCGACGATCTCGTAAGGCTCGCCCTTGACCATCACCAAGCCGAAGCGGTCGCGGGTCGGAACGGTGTGCATCGGTTCGGCCGGCGAGACGCCGTCCTTGTCGTTGCCGTAATATTTGACCAGGAAGGCGCGAACCTCGGCGCTATGGGTTCCCTGCGCCGTCACGGTCGGGTGCGGCGCCTCGATGTCGCTGGCGCGGCGGTCGGAGCCCTTGAGGCTGAGCAGCCCGGCGGAGACGACGGCCTGCTGCGCGCCGGTCGCCGTGACGGTCGAAACCGGCTCATCCGCGGCGCGCGAGCCCGGGCAGGTTCCGCCATTGTGCTGGGCGAGGAAGGCGGCGACGACGCCATGGCGCGGCGCGCCGGCCATGACGGTGTGAAGCGGCTCGTCCGGCAGATGGCCCGTGCTGTTCTCGCTGAATTTGGTCAGGTGGACGGCGGCGAGACCAAGGGGTGTCGATCCGCCCGGGCGCTTGATGAACGAATTTGCGGTGACCGTGTGTAGGGGCTCGTCAATGCCGTGCCCGACGGCTCCGCCTCGAAATTTGGTGACGTGTGGGACGACCAAGCCATGAGCATCGCGGGCGGCGGTGACAGTATTGAACGGCTCGCCGAGGCCCTGGCCGCGAAAATGATCGCCACCATGATTGCAGGTGACGATGAACGGTTCCGCCGCGGCGATCACGTAACGCTGCACGCCCTTGGCGATCCGCGCCATCGTCGCTTCGGCCAAGGGCCGGTTGACGCCGACGGCGCGGCCTTCCTCTCTGGTCAGGAAGATCGAATAGCAGGGCAGCGACCAGTCGATGATCTCCGCCGCCGTGCGCCATGGCAGAAGCTTGCCGCTCTTGACCTCGTCCGATTTCGGATTGCCGTGCGTCGGCGCCGGCCAGACAATCGGGCGGCCGTCGCAGCGCGCGACCAGAAACAGGCGCTTGCGGATTGTTGGCGCGCCATAATCGCAGGCGCGCAGCTCGCGCCATTCGACCTTGTAGCCGAGCTTTTTCAACTCGCCTGTCCATTTGGCGAAGGTTTCGCCCTTGCGCTCGGGGATCGGCCTATCGTTTGCGCAGAGCGGGCCCCAATCGCGGAATTCCTCGACGTTCTCCAAACAGATCACGCGCGGCCGGCGACGTTTGGCCCAGAGCACGACAACCCACGCCAGATCGCGGATATTGCGCGACAAGGGCTTGCCGCCCTTGGCCTTCGAGTGGTGCTTGCAATCGGGCGAGGCCCACATCAGCCCGATCGGGCGGCCGGGCATGACCTCGTCGGGATTGACCTGCCAGATGTTGGAGTTGAGATGCAACGTCGCCGGATGGTTGACCTCGTGCATGGCGAGGGCGTCGGCGTCGTGATTGATCGCCACGTCGGGCGAGCGGCCCAGCGCCATCTCGATGCCGAGGGAGGCGCCGCCGCCGCCGGCGAAGGAATCGAGGATGATTTCGCGCGCGCCCATCAGATTTCCCTCAAAGCTTCGGCCCGGGCCGCGTTCAATTCCGCCATTGCCTCGGCTGAGCCGCCGGCGTCGGGGTGGCGTTGTTTGGCGAGCTCGCGATAGCGCGCCTCGATCTGCAAGCGATCTCCGGAAAAGGTGGACAAGAAGCCAAAGACCTCGCGCCACGGCTTCTTTCCAGCGGGCGCTGGAAGGGAGACGAAGCCCTTCATTGTCGCGTGGACGAGCGCGAGCGTGCCGTGACGCAACTCGACGCGGCGCGCCTCGATGATGTGGTGGATCGCCTGCAAGTTCGCCTCGACGGTGGCGTAGCGGTCCACGGCGATGCAGACCTGCAAGCCGTCCCAATGGAACCAGGCCGCGACGCCGGGATCGGACGGCCGCTCGGCGCCGAGCGTGACGTTCGACGACAGGACGATGTGCTCGAGCTTTCGCCCGCTGTCGCGCCCGAACGCGATAAGCGAGCCGTTGACGTTTTTCAGCGCGCCGGCGAGGGAGGTCTTGAACTTGCCGGACTCTCGCGCCCTGGAGCGGGGGAATCCCTCGGGCCACTGGAGCGGAAATGCAGGAATCATTGCGGCGCCCCATCATCAAGGACAGCGTCGACCAAGCCTTCATCGATGACCGTTTCGACGATCTTCCTGGCGAGGTTGTTCGGATGGACCCCGCGTCGAGCGGCGAACGGACCAAGCGCGTCGAGAATGTCTGCGGGAAACAGAACCGTGCGTCCCAGGGCTTCGGCTGGCCGCTTTGCACGCTTTCCACGCCCGGCCGAATGCTCAAGCGCCGTGACATTTTTCACTTCGATCCCAACCCGCGAGGCGATCTCGCGCGTTGGCAGGCCCTGCGCTCGCAAGGCGAGAACATGCGCTGTCTTTGTTGCGTAGGTCATCAAATCAGCCCCTTCTCGCGCGCCAACCAGGTGGGCAGCGTGACGATCGCCGCGCCGGGAACTGGATCGTTGGGGCGAAATTCGATTTGTGACTTCGCCAGCCAAACGGCCCGGCTTTCGTCTCCGTCATGAACCAGAACGGCGCGCGCGGTTTCGCGCACCAGTTCGACCGCTATATCCATGATGTCGGAGCGGGCGGATGCGCTCATGCCGCGTCTCCGAGATTGAGCGCGGCGAGGATTTTCTGCGCGTGCCGCGCCTGGGCGCGGGCGTCATCGACGGCGTTGTGCGCGACGCCGAGCGGCTCGAACGGGATATCGGTCCGCAGGTTTTTCAGCGTGCGATAGCAGCGGTTTTGCCGATGCGACCATGGCGCGGTCAGCAAGGCGCGGTCGAAGGCGCTGTGCAGCACGACGTTGTCGAAATCGGAGCCGTTGCCCCAAAGCCGAACGTCGTCGAAGCCTTTGATAAAAGCTGTGAAATCCAGCAGCGCGACATTCAGGAAGGTCGCCTCGCGGTCGTTGAAGACGGCGCGGGCCTTGTCGGACTGTTGCGCCCACCAGCACATCGTCGCGGCGTCGATCCGGCCGCGGTCAGTGCGCGGATCGATGACGGCGTAGAACGCCTTTTCCTCGCCGGCGCCGAAGGTGACGGCGCCGATCGAGAGCAGGGCGGCGTCCGGCGCCGAGGACATCGTTTCGAGATCAAGCATGATATTGACCATTAGCGCGGCTTTCGGTTTGGGAAGACACGGGTGGAGGGCGGTTATTGAGCGGCCTCCGGGCTGTCGATGTTGGCTTTGATGACGCGGAAGGTCAGCACGACGACCCAAGGGTTCGCGACCCATGAAGCGTGCCCATTGATCTCGCCCCAGAGCTTTGCGTAGCTTCTGACCGCGTGCGGCAATGCGCCGGGTTCTTCGACGCCGACGGCGGTTCGGCTGTGCGGGAAGATGCCTGGCACATAGTAGAAAGGCGGGTCGGCGCTTTCCCATTCGACGCCTTCGGCCTCAGCATCTACCGCGCTGATGTCCAGCAACCGCTCGACCTTGACGCCGGTCACGATCAGCGTCAGGCGCGACGCCCAGCGCGGCATGTGAATGCCTGGGCAATGGTCTCGTTTGTATCGATCCATCCAGAGGTCTTGCGCGCCCCCATCCGTTTCGACGGGCGCGCCGTTGGCCGTGTAGCAAACGGGGTCTGACCCAAGGGCCATCGCTTCACGGACCCAAAGCCGGTCGCCCGGCACCCAGCGCAACGCGCGCTTCGCGTCGCTGAGCGTCGCAAAAATCCCGTCATTGCCGGGTTGCGGCTTCAAAATCCGCCGAGTTTGCGTCTTGCGCTCTCGGAGCATAGCTTGGACCATTGGCGCGCTGAAGAGGATCGGGAGGTCGGTCATGGCGCGGCCTCTTCTGGGAAATCTTCGAGGTCGAGTTTTTCCCCCTTCGCAAGGGCGGATTCCGCGCCTTTCCGCGTCAAGCAGAAGAAAATCAGCGTCGGCGAACTGCAGGGAGAGCGAACCGCCATTCCTTGCGCGCAAGGGCCGATCCATCTGGCCTCATCTTCGCTCCCAACGGCCGCGTAAAAGCGGTTGCGGTAAGAGCGCTTTTGTCCGTTCGGCAACCCGAGCGCGTGGCGCGCCAATTTGCGTTGCTCTGGCGTCATCGTTCAGACCCTCATCGGCATGAGGACGATCAGCAGATCGGAATCTGCGGCGGAGCGGAGTAGGGCGGGGCTGCCGCCGTCGTTGAGTTCGAGCCGGGCGGTTTCGCCGTCGAGCGCGCCGAGGGCGTCGGTCAGATATTTGTGATTGAAGCCGATCTCGACGGGCGCCGCGTCGTAAGTGACTTCGGTCTCTTCGCTGGCGTCGCCTATATCGGCGTTGGCGACGGACAGAGTCAGGGCGCCATTGTCGAGCGCCAGCTTGATCGCCCGGCCCCGCTCGCTGACGACGGTCGCCACGCGCTCCACGGCGGCGGCGACTTCGCTTCGCGCCAGGCCGGCGACCTTGTCGTTTCGCGTCGGGATGACGCGGGTGTAATCGGGGAAGGTTCCGTCGATCAGTTTGGAGAGCAGGGCCGATTCGCCGCAGCGGAACGAGATTTTCTGTTCGCTGACTTCGATGGCGATTTCGGGCCGGCTGTCTTTGTCTTTCGAGACGCTTTCGGCCAGTCGCGCGAGTTCGGCACAGGTCTTCGACGGGATGATCACGCCCGGCATTCCCGGAGCCCCTTCAGGCGCCATCATTTCGATGCGGGCCAGGCGGTGACCGTCGGTCGTGACCATGCGCAGCATGGGGCCTTCGGGGCCGTCGAGGACGTGCATGTAGACGCCATTGAGGTAATAGCGGGTTTCCTCATTCGAGATCGCGAAGGCGATCTTTTTGAGCGCGCGGGCGACGGTCTCGGCGGGCAAGCTGAAGCGATGGGTCATCTCGCCGCGCTCGAGCGTCGGCCAGTCCGTGCTCGGCAAGGTGGCGAGGTGGAATTTGGCGCGGCCGGCCTTCACGGCCAGTCTTTCGTTGTCGCCGCCGGCTTCGAAAGTGACCTTGTCGGCGGCCAGCTTGCGGATAACGTCATGCAGGGTCGCGGCGGAGACTGTGAGCGAGCCGTTGGTCGTGATGTCGGCTTCGACCGAGGTTTGCGCCTCGATGTCGAGATCGGTCGCCGCGATCGTCAGGCGGGCGCCTTCTGCTTCCAGCATGATATTGGAGAGGATCGGGATCGTGGTGCGGCGCTGCGCGATGCGGGCGGCGAAATCCAGCGCCTTTGCGAGCTGCGCGCGGTGGGTGGTGAAATGCATGGCGGCTGAGTTCCGATGGAGGGCGGCCGGGCCCAGAGCCCGGCCGGCATGTGTCGTCGACGTCAGGCTTCGGGCGCGGCTTCGAAGGTCGGGAGTTCGGTCTTTTCGCCGACGATGAGCAGGTCGTCGCGGACGCGCTGGGTCACGGCGAGGTCCGGCCGATAGATCTGGTAGAACCAGAGGATCGAGCCGCCCGAGACTCGATAGCGCAGGCGCACCGGGATGCGCGCCTTTTCGCCCATGAAGAAGGGCGCGACCGAAAGCAGGAACAGGCCCGGCACTTTCAGCACATTGCCGCCGGCGTCGCGGTGCTCTTCCTCGAACACGATCTGCGCCGCGCCGGTCTGCAAGACGCTGGCGTTCTTTACGCGCGATTCGACATTGACCTGAAGGCCGCGCGACAGCGTGACGAGTTCCGCCGGCGTCGCGATTTTGGTCGCGAACAGGTCTTCGAAATAGCGCGCCTCGTCGCTGGTCGGCGCCGTCAGTTCGGCGATGCGGTCCTCGATGAAGGCGGCGAAATCGATCTGCTTGAACGCCTCGCCATTGGTTTTGACCCACGCCTTCCATTCTTCCGACAGCGGGAATTCATAGGCCACGCGGTGCTTGCAATTGTCGGGCTCGCCGCCGTTTTTGGCCTCGTGGTAATCGATCACGGCGGTCAGGCTCGGCTTGGTCCAGGTCGTGTCGGCGAAAACGGCGGAATCCGCTGTCTTGTGGCGATTGGCCAGGGCGATGAAGCTGTCGAGCGTCAGCGCGCGGGCGACGCCCTTTTTTGCCGCCGGCTTGGTGCGCCACGATTCGAACAAGGCGGAGACGTCGGTCAGCTTCGGCGTCGTTCCGGCGGTGAGCAGGGCCGGGATGTGGACCGGAACGCCCTTGACGCCGACAGGCGCCACGATTTCGATGAGTTCGCCGCCGCGCGCCTGGGCGGCGAGTTCGGTCAGATGTTCCAGAGCGGCGGCGTCGGCTTCAAGATTGGCCATGATTGATCCTCGTTGGTTGTGAAGGGGTGAAAGTCGCCAAGCGGTCGGCGGATGCCGGAGCGCGGCGCGGAAGGTTGTCAGGCGCGGGCGGCCGGGGTGACGTCGCGCGGGCCCTTGAACATGTCGGTCTGCTGGGGATGCTCGGTCGAAAGCGTGCCGTCGGCGTCGACGAACAGGTAAGTGCTTTCGCGCACCTTCTTCGGGCGCTTGGAGTCGAGCTCGACGTCGATGGTCGAGCCGCCGCCCTCATTGGTGAACTTGATTTTCAGCGTCACGCTGCCGGTCACCTTGGCCTTCTTGCGGCCGGCGCGGTTCGCCTCCATGGCGGCGAGCGTGTCGGTGATTTCCTGAAACAGATCATTGGTGAGTTCGCCGCTTTCGATCATGCCGATCAGCGTGCTAGCGTCGCGGATTTTGGCCATTGGGGTTCCTTTCTGTTTGCCGTCTTGCTCGGGCGCGCGCCAACCTCGCGCCGGTGGTGAGGTCAGGCCGCGCTCTGGCGCAGGGCGGGGAGGTAGGTTTTGAACTTTTCGAACAGCTCGTCGGCGAGGTCGGGCGCCGGGCGCAGTTTGTATTTCTTCGGCAGGGGCGCGAGCGCCTCGATCTCTGGCGCCCAGGCCTGCGGGGGCTTGGCGAGGAAGTCGCGGCGCTCGGTGCGGAGCGCAATCAGATCGGCGCGACGCATGCGCAGGCGCTGCTCGGGCGAGGGCAGCGCGACGCCCGCCGCGGCGAAAATGGCCGCGTCGAGCCGGAATTTGAGGGTATCGAGCCCGAGTTTGAACGCCTCGGCGGCTTTCGCGCCGGATTGCGCGTCGATCACGGCAAAGATCGCTCTGGCCGCCGGCGTGATGATATCGCCGATGACCACCTCATGCGCGTCATGCAGCAGCATGGCGGCGCGGTCTTGCGGCTGGGCCGCGTCGAAGGCGATCAGCGTGTGCCGCGCGACCGAGACCGGCTTTTCCGCCGCGCCGGCGTAGCGGTGAATCGTCGACAGCTGGTCGGCGATTTCCTTGAAATCGACCATGGACGGGTGCGGGTCGAGCAGGTCGAAGGTCTTGCCGCGGAGGGTCTGCATCCAGATCACGGGCGCGTCTCCTCGAGGCGGGCGAGCAGCTTGCCGACGGGGTCGCGGCTCGGGTTGTAAAAGCCGCCGCCTCCAGACCGCGAGACGGGTCTGGAGGCGGCGGAGTGGCGGGCGGCCGGGGAGGTCGGCGCGGCCCGATCTGGCGCCGGATCGGCGGCGAGGCAGCAGATGATGACGGCGAGGATATAGGCCGTGACGCAGAGCGCGGCGGCGGCTTCCTCAAGAACGGCAAGGGAGCGGTTCATGCGGCCCTCCGTTTCGCCTTCGCCGCGATCTTGCGCTCGCGTTTGGTGGGGAGGTCAAACGTCAAGGGGCGCAATCCGGCCTCGATGCGCGCGGCGCGATCGAGCTTGTGGACGGATGACGCGCGGCCGGCCTCAAATCGCTTCCGCAAGCGATATTTGCCGGCAGCTTCCATGCCGGTGCTGTCGTCGGAGTTTCGGCGGCTGGTCGGATGCCGGAGCGCCTCGGCGGCGCGTTGGTTGAGAAAGGCGGTCTGAATCAGCGCGCGCAGTTGGGCGATCTTGAACATTAGGCGGCTTTCCTTTCGCGGGGATACAAGCGGCTCGCGGGCAGGCCGGGGGCGAGGCGCTCGCGCAGGATCTGTGCGGCGGCGATGGCGCCGAAGGCGGCGCTTTCCTCCAGCAGGGCCAGCGCGAGGCGGGCGGCGCTTTTCTCGCCCAAGGCAAGGGCGTCGTCGGCGTGGCGCAGGATGCTTTCCGCCGCGGCGGTGGTGGGGCGCGCGGTCATTGGCCGGAGCCTGCGCGCGGCGTCGTCAGGGTGACGAGCGAGGCGAAATCGCCAGAGGCGAGGCTTTGGGCGCCGGACGCTTGGATGGAGATCTCCGGACCTGCTTCCGTTCCGGCGGTTTCCGGCTGATCAATCTCCTGCTCGCGCTCGACCGGCGACTGGATCAGGTTGACCCGGGCGACATTGGCGAGGTTGATCGCGGTTTCGTGGTTGATCCAGCGGCGGCGCTCGCCGTCGCGGACGGTGCGCCATTCAAGGCCGAACAGCCATTTGTCGTCGCCGTCGAGAAAAGAGAACAGTTGGTCGACGTCGGCGCCCGGCACCTCGACGATCAGTTTGAGGGAGCGTCCGGCCTCGCGGACATTGAGGGTGACGTGAAAGAACGCCATCACGCCACCTCATCCGGTCCGAGGGGAGAAATCGCATGAAGCGGGGCTTCGATGCGCGCGAGCTGGGCCCGCATCTCGCGGTCGAATTCGAGGAAGGGCGCGGCCTGGGCGGCTTCATGCGGCGGGGCCGATGTCTCGCAATAGGTGCGGAAGGCCTCTTCCATCGCGTGCAGAAAGTGGTCTTTGACCTGGCGCGCGGTCCAGCCGCGATCGAGCAGTTGGGGCTGGGTGACCGAGCCGCATTCGCGGCGGATGTCGTTGAGGTCCTGCGCCATCAGCGCAGTGATTTCGCGCGGATCGGTCAAATGCGATCGCGCGCCGTCGAGGGCGTATAGCTGTGGCAAGGCAAGGCTCCATCGGTGGGAAGGCCGATTTTGGAAAAAGGGCTGCGAGAGAGAGGTTTTCCCGCAGCCCCAAGGGCGTGGGCCCGTGTGGCGCGTATCGTCGTGAGCTGGTCGACCTAAAAGCCGTAGCCGTAGCCGTCGCCGTCGCCGTAGCCGTCGCCGTCGCCGTCGCCGTAGCCGTAGCCGTAGCCGTCGCCGTCGCCGTAGCCGTAGCCGTCGCCGTAGCCGTCGCCGTCGCCGTAGCCGTAGCCGTCGCCGTAGCCGTCGCCGTCGCCGTCGCCGTAGCCGTAGCCGTAGCCGTCGCCGTAGCCGTAGCCGTAGCCGTAGCCGTCGCCGTCGCCGTCGCCGTCGCCGTCGAGCGTCTGGATCAGGGCCTCACCGGCGCTCAGGCGGTCCATTTGGACGGCTCGCACGCGACGAGGCCGATCAGCGCGCGCAGGGGCGAGCGGACGGTCCCGATGGGGTCGAGAACAGTTTTGGAAAGGGGGCCGTTGGCGGCGAGTTCGCCCAGGCCCTTGGTCGTGCCCCAGCGGCGAATGATGCTCGCGTCGGTGGTCACGACCCAGTCGCCGTCGACCTGGGCCTTGCCGACAAGGACAAAGCCGCGATCGAGGATGACAATCGAAATATCGGAGGAAGCCGCCGCGGACGCGGCGGGAAGGGTGGCAAGTGCTGACAAGGGTTTCTCCATCGGTGGGAAGGCCGATGGGAGCGATGATACCGAATTGGTAACATCAGTCAATACCAATTTGGAAACTTCGTCTTTTTGTGCAATAAATAGCCCGGCGCTGGGTCGGCTTCTGTTCGTCGATCAGAAGAGCTGTTAGGCGAGGAGAGCGGCGATTAGCACGGGCTTGGCGTGCACGCGATTAAAGGAGTTCCGCGCGGGATAGGGGCCGGCGCAGAGGGCGGAACCCATGGCAGCGGTGCGGCTGGCCTCATTGTTCTGCGCTCTTCGGCGTCTCTCAAAGCGTTTTGTCGCTCTTCTCGCAGCCGCTCCCAGCTACGGTTTGCGCGGATCATCTCGTCCACTTGGCGCCGGTGAGTTTCGGCCTGATACCGCATCGTTTGGGAATTTTGCTCTAAAATGTCCCGGTAGTGGTCGTGCGCTCCGTGATTGGAAACAGCGAAATCGCCGGCGGCTACACTGGCGCAAGAACCGCCAAATACTGAAATAAACGACAAGAAAAGGCAAAAAACTTTCATCGCAGATGCTCCCAAAAATGCGACGCATGGCGTCGCGCGGAGGTATTCAAAATCAAAACATGCGAAGGCTGCATTTCACCTTGCCGATGATCGCGATCTCGTTGAAGGCTACTTCGCGCGGCGGATGCAAGGGGTTGTCTGAAATGATGCGGACTTTCGGCTTAATCGGATCCAGCTCCAGCCTTTTGACCACGATGCCGCCGAGCTGGTCGCGGATCGCATAGAGGCCATCCGGCGTCGGCCGCACATGGGCGGTGTCGACCCAGACGCGCTCGCCGGATCGCAGCGTCGGCTCCATGCTGTCGCCGTTGCATTCGATCACGATCATGCGGTCGGTGGTGGTCGACAGGCTGTAGCGGACGAAAGAGGGTGGGAAGCGCCAGTAGTCGTCCTTGATGGCGTCGGAAGTCGTGATTTCGTCGCCGTCGCGCCGATAAACAACCTCTGCGACCTGGCCTTCGCCCATGCCGGCTTTCGGGTCGAGTTCGATCATCGCGTCTTTTGGAAATTGCTGCCGGACCGTCGGCGCGTCGGGGTCTAAAATTTCGGGCGGCGCGTCGGGGTCAAAGGAAGAAACGAGCGGAGTTGAATCGTCGGGGTCTTCGAGCAGCGTTTTCCAGCCGCACCCGAGCTTTGGCGCTAATTTTTTTGCCCATTCGGGCGTCATTTTACGCCCGCCATTCTTAGGGCCGCTTCTAAGTCTGGAAATTTCAGGCGGAGCCGCGCCCACGGCTCGCGCGAGATCGACGTTTTTCAGGCCTTTCGCCGTCATGATCTCGTCAAGCTTCGTCATACCGCATTGGTATCGTTATTCTTTGGTGGGTTCAAAAACCATTATGGTAATTTTCTATTGCCAATAATTACCAAGCTGGTATTCTCCAGCTATGAACCTTGCTTCGTATCTCAAAATAAAAAACGTCGGTCGCCGCGAATTTGCCGCTTTGATCGGCGTCTCGGAAGTCGCGGTAACTCGCTATCTCAAGGGAGATCGGGTGCCGCGCCAAAAGCATTTGATGAGGATTGTTGAGGCGACCAACGGCGAGGTCACGCCGAACGATTTTATGGGGGTCGCCGGCGAATTGTCGGCCGCTGACATCTCCGCCGAAAAGAGCGAGGCGGCGGAATGACGATGGGAAATTATTCACCTGTCCATCGTCGCGTCCGCGGCGTGACGCGCGACAGTCTGACCGGCGAGCCCGTCATCCTGTTCGGTCAACCCGAAGACAACGAGCGCGCCGAGCGCATCCAGATTTCCGAAGAATGCGGGGAATTTCTGGTCGCGGGCTTGCGCGAGATGCTCGCGGCTCAACGCGCGAGCGGGACGAAGGTCCATTCCGCGAGTTCGTCTGGCAAGCCCATGCCGGAGGGATCGCCGGCCGAAGGCCAGAAGGTGTGGCCGCCGACGAGATCTGACAGTGCGGAGGCGGGCGAATGATAAACGCCGAGGCCCTCGTCTTCAAAAGTCACGCCCCAGCCGTTTTGCGCCGGAACGATGCGAAACGCGCCCCGTCTGGTTCGATATTCCCAATATCCGAACATTCATTTTGCTCCCTGGAAGGAGCGGAATAATGCCTCGTTTTTTCGACTTTCGCCAATCTCGCCAGCGCGAGAGCGAGCGCCGCCCGGGCCTTGCCAAGCCGGGCTTTGCGCTCAAGTTCGCTTCGTTCGCTCAGTTTCTGTGTCTGTCTGTCTGTGTCCCGGCCGTTCGCGTCTTCCCAGCCGCTTCTGGTCTCATTCCGCAGGGGAGCGTGTGATGACGTCCTCTGCATTTGTTCGTTCGTCCTTTCCAAAAAGCCATCCAACTCCGAAGAGCCATCCGACGACCCAACTATCGGGCAGTCGGATGCGCAAATCTACGTGTTCCACTACGCATTTTTGCGGGTTCGAACCCGCAAAAATGGTGGTCTTCCTGCGGGAGAAATTCCCGCATGACACCGCCAAGAGCGTAGCCGCGGCGCTGAACGTCTCACCCCGCAATGTCGAGAACTGGCTGGCGCTGCGCGCCGCGCCCGGTTTTTTGACGGTGGGCGCGATGATCGAGCTCTGGGGCGCGGAATTTCTCGTCGCCGTCATGTCTTCGCCGCCCGACTGGGCGCGCGAGGCTTTGGCGCGCGAAGAATTTGCCGAGCTGGAGCGGCGGCAGGCCGCTCTGCAATCCAAATTGCGGCGCGACGACTAGGCGCGCCCGACCCGAGGTTTTTCATGTCCGGATTTCGCGAGCTGGCGCATAGCTGGCTCTCCTCGCTGTATCGCGCGGCGACCAACCGCGCCTTCGACCTCGCCGAATTCTGCTTCGCCCGCGCCAAGGATCACGACGCGCGGGCGGAGCGGCGTCGGCTGCGGCGCATGCGTGAGCGCTCGCAAGAGCCCGGCGTCAACCCATGATCTTCCTGCGCTGGATCTATCTCAAAGGCGGTCGGCGCGTGGCGGTGTTTTCGCGGCGGCGCCGGAGAAATCCTGACGGGATCTGGCGCGCCATTCAAATCGAATTGCGGAGGGTGGCGTGAGCGAACTGACCGAACTGTCCATCGACGGCTTCACGCCGCCCGCGCCGCCGGAGTCCGGTCCCGCGCCGCAACTGCAATGGATCAAGCTCGCCCTGTTGCGGGTCGATCGCGCCTATCAGCGCGACATTCTGCGCAACGGCCAAAGGCAGATCGCCCGCATCGCGGCGGCGTTCGACTGGGCCTGTTTCGCGCCGGTGATCGTCGCCCCGATCGAGGGCGGCCTTTTCGCCATCATCGACGGCCAACACCGCGCTACGGCGGCTCGGCTGGTCGGCAAACAGGAGGTTCCCTGCCAGATCGTCATCGCCGACGCCCGCAAGCAGGCGATCGCCTTTTCGGCAATCAATGGCGCGGTGACGCGCATGTCGGCGCTGGCGACGTTCCGCGCCGCGCTGGCCGGCGGCGAGCCGGAAGCGGTCGAGATCGACCGGCTGGCGCGCGAGGCCGGCATTCGCGTCCTCGGCTATCCGCTCGCGGCGGCTCAGATGAAGCGCGGCGACTGCACCTGTCCCCAGGAGCTGCGCGCGCTGTTCCGCCGCTTCGGCCCTACCGACCTGTTGCGGGCCTTCGTGGCTTTGTCCGCCTCGGGCGGCGAGATTCGCGGCTATATCTCGCCGCCCGTCCTGCGGGGGCTATGCGCGCTGTTCGCGGCCAAGCCGCTCGGGATCGACGTCATCCGCGTCTTTTTCCGGCGCGTCGATTTTCCGTCCGTGGTGACGGAGGCGAAGCGGCGCGACGGCTTTTCGCTCGCCGATGAAATCCGCACGGTGCTGGCGGAGAAGATGGTTCAAGCCGCGCGGAGGGTTTCCTGATGGACGCGGGGCAGGAACTTCAATTCGAGCCAGTTGGCCGGCCGCAGCCGCTCTTTGGGTGGATCCTCCCATCCTTTCAGGATCGTATTGTCAACGACGTCCGCGCCGGATTTTCTTTCGAAGCGATCTGCGCCCGGCAGACATGCGACGCCGAAGTTGCGGCGGCCGTGATCGCGCGGGCGCGCGCACATGACTTTCTGACCGAGGACGAAGCATCCTTCCGTGGCGTCTGCAGGGAGGCCGCAGCATGCGCGTGAGCGACGCCCAGATCGAGGATCTCAACGCCCGCGCCGATCTCGGCGCGCTGGCGGACCCGCGCAAGCCTGAGCTGTCCCGCGGGAGGCTTTACGTTTTTGTGGCGTCGCTGAACTGGCGGTGGCGGGCGGCTTTCGCCTTGGCGGCGGCATTCTGGCTGACCTGTGCTTTGGTCTCCCTGTTCGGGAGGCCGCTGTGACGCGCATTTCCGACGCCCAGATCCAGCACCTCAACGCCCGCGCCAATCTCGCCGCGCTGGCGGAGACCTTCGGCGCGACTTTGCGGAAATCGGGCCGCAACCTGATCGGCTCCTGTCCGCTGTGCGGCGGCGGCAAGCGCGCGACGCGGTTCGAGATCAAGGACAATGGCGCGCTGTGGCTGTGCGCGGTCTGCGCCGAGGGCGGCGACGCCCTGGCGCTGGTGCAAAAGGCGCGCGGCTGCGATTTCCGCGCGGCGGTCGAATTCCTGGGCGGCGCGGCGTCGCTCTCGGCCGAGGACGAGGCGCGGCTGGCGCGCAAACGCGCCGCCGAGCAGGACAAGCGCGAAAAGGCCGCCGCTTTCTTCCGCACGCAGGAAATCGCACGGGCGCAAAAGCTGTGGGATCACGCCGAACTGTTCGGTCGCGAGGGCGTCGAAAGCTATTTGCGGGGGCGGGGCTGCCTGCTGCCCAGTTCTGCCGACATCCGCGGCGCGCGGGCCGTGCCCTATTTCCATGGCGAGACGGTGGACGAGCTGGGGCGGCGCTCGCCGCGCGTGCTGATGCGCGGGCCAGCCATGGTTTCGGCCGTGCGCGACAATGACGGCGCCTTCTGCGCCGTTCATGTGACCTATCTCGCCGCCTCGCTGACCCGCAAGGCCAAGGTGACCGACCCCGACAATGGCGAGGCTTTGCCGGCCAAGAAAGTGCGAGGCGCCAAGGCGGGCGGCCATATCGTTTTACGCCTGCCTGAAGATCCCAAAAGGCTGTTCCTGGGCGAGGGGATCGAGACGGTGCTTTCGGTCGCCACGGCCCTGAAGCGCGAGGGCCGGATGCGCGGCTCGGACGCGTTCTGGTCCGCGGTCGATCTCGGCAATCTCGGCGGCAAGGCTGTTTCGAGCGTGGCGCATCCGATGCTGAAGACGCCAGCCGGGCGGGCGCAGCGGGTTCCTGGCGCCGAGCCTGATTTTTCGGCGCCGGGGATCACGATTCCCGCCAGCGTGACCGAGCTGGTCCTGCTCGGCGACGGCGATTCCGACGCCTTCACCACCGGGCTGGCGATGCAGCGGGCGGCGGCGCGTTATGCCCGGCCCGGGCTGTCGATCCGGATCGTGATGGCTCCGGCGGGGCTGGATTTCAACGATCTCCTGGTGAGCGCCAAGGCGCGGCCAGATGGCGCCCAAAGCAAGGAGCACGCGGCATGACGAAATCGAGAACACGGCGGGAGACCGAGCGCGCGCTGGTCGAGTTGCTGCGCGACGGCAAGACCCGGGCGGCGGCCGCCGAGGCGCTCGGGGTCCAGCGCAATTCGATCGCCACCATCATTCACGAGATGCGCCGCGCGGGCCGCTGGCCACTCGATCTGGTCGAGGTTGGCGCCGCCACGCCGTTTGAGCTGGACGCCGACGAGTCGCGCCCGCCGATTGAGGCCAATGAGCGGCATTTGCGCGATCTCGCGCGCGAGCACGCCTATGGAACGGGCGAGCTGAATTTCGAGCCCTGCGACATTGGCAAGGCGGTGATGAACACGCGGCGGCTCATGCGCCAGGTTGGCGCCAGCGCCAGCTATCTGTCCTCGCCCGCCGGGCTGTGTGCGGAGGGCCATCAATGACCGCGGATGATTTTTTCACACAGGCCGACCAGGCCCTGCGCGGCGCTGTGGCCGATCTGTGCGCCAAGGCCGGGGCTGAGGGAACGGAGCCGGAAGACGTCTGCGCGGCGCTGCTGTCGATCCTCGTCGCCTGCGCCTTCGACGTCGCTGAGGCGACGCCCCTGCCGTCAGACCGGGCGCTGCAGCTGGTGTGCGACATCGCGACGCGCCATACCGCGATCTGCGCGGCCGAGGAAGGCGCGGTCGGGAATGCGTGAGATTTGGCCTTTCGATCCGCTGCGCCCGTTCTCTTTCGACGTGATCGTGGCCGATCCGCCATGGCTGTTCGATCTGCGCTCGGAAAACGGCGAGGGCAAATCGCCGCAAGCGCATTACAACTGCATGTCGATTGAGGATATCGCCGCGATGCCGGTCGGGGATCTTGCGCGCGGCGATTGCTGGTTGTTTCTCTGGACCTGCGCGCCCTCGCTCGATCGCGCGTTCGATGTCCTGCGCGCGTGGCGGTTCACTTATTGCTCGCGTTTTTCCTGGGCGAAGAAGACCGTGAATGGAAAGAAACGGCTCGGTCCCGGCTATGTCGTTCGGACGCTTCACGAGGATATTCTGATCGGCAAGATCGGCGAGCCGCGTCGCGCCAAGGCGCTGAATTCCCTGTTCGACGGCGTCGCGCGCGAGCACTCGCGCAAGCCGGATGAGTTCTTTTCGCTGATCGAAGGTTTCGCGCCCGACGCTTTCCGGCTCGACCTGTTCTCGCGTCAGAACCGCCCGGGCTGGACCAATTGGGGCAATGAGGCGACAAAATTCGATGAGGTCGCGCCTTGACCGACCCCTCCAAACTCATTTGCGACATGGTCGAGGGCGCCGCTCCGCAGCCTCCTGAGGCCGGTGGGGACGTTTTTGCGTTCTCGCCGCCGCGCGAGGATGGCCCGCCGCCAGGCGGCGGCGACGGCGCCGATCCGAAGGTGCTCGATTCCTGCGCCTCGCTCGACCAGAACGACACCGACAATGGCAAGCGGCTGCTGGCGCATTTCGGCTCCGAACTGCTCTATGTGCGCGAGGTCGGCTGGCATTGCTGGAAGGGCACGCATTGGGAATATGAGGGCGGGCAGGAGGGGATCGAGCGCCTCGCCCAGGAGACCGCGCGCCGGATCAAGCTGGAGGCGCTGCATATCGCGCCGACGCCCGGCGACAAGGCTCTGATCGACGCGCTAGAGGCGCTCGATAAGCGCGCGCCAGACGATTTGAGCGAGGGTGAAAAGACGGCGTTCAAGGCCGGCGAGGCCGCGCGCGAGCGGCTCGGAAAACGCCGCGCCGACCGTCGCAAATTCGCGGTCTCCTCCGGCAACCGCGCCCGCACGGTGGCGATGATCGCCCAGGCCGCGCCGCACCGCACCGTGCCGCCCTCGGATATCGATTCGCAGCACATGCTGTTCAACGTCCAGAACGGCACGCTGAAATTCCGCCGCTTCATGGAAGAGGATCTGGACTGCCCGGATCCGGACGTGACGCGGCTGAAAAAGGCGGCCGAAGTCACGCTCGAGCCGCATAATCGCGACCACATGATCGCCAAGCTCGCGCCCTGGACCTATGACACCGACGCGCGTTGCCCCAAATTCATGACATTTCTGGAGCGCTTCCAGCCCAATGCCGAGCAGCGGCGCTTTCTGCAGGTCGCCGCGGGGCGCGCGCTCGTCGGCGGCGCCTCGTCGCAGGTGCTGATCTTCCTCTATGGCGACGGGGCCAATGGCAAATCCGTCTTCATGGAGCTGCTCGCGCGCATGCTGGCGGCCTATGCCGGGCGTCTGAAGCCGGAATCGATCACCGGGGCTCTGGAGCAGAGCGGCGACAAGGCCACGCCCGATTTCGCCCGGCTGCAAGGCAAGCGGTTCGTCGCCATTGCCGAGCTGCCGCGCGGAGCGCCTTTGCGCGAGGGGCTAGTGAAGGCCATGACGGGCTCGGAGCCCATGCCAGTGCGCCATCTGAACCACGGCTTTTTCGACCTGGTCCCTGAGTTCATCCCCTTCATGTCGGGCAATCAGATGCCCGAGATCGGCGGCCTCGATCGCGGCATCTGGCGGCGCATGAAATTCGTGCTGTGGCCCGTGACCATTCCCGACGAGGAGCAAAAGCCGCTGCCCGAAGTGGTGGAGGACATTCTGACCGAAGCCAGCGGCATCCTTAACTGGCTGGTCGAGGGCGCGCTGGCCTTTCTCGCCGAAGGGCTGGTCGATCCGCCTGACGTCAAGGCGCTCGGTGAGGAGCATCGCAGCGATCTCGATCCCGTCGGCAATTTCTTGCGCGACTGCGTGAAGAAGACGCCGGGGCAAAAGGTCCAGGCGCGCACCATGTTCGCCGCCTTCATCTCCTATTGTCGCGCCAACGCCATTCGGGAGTGGAAGGAAAAGAGTTTCGCCGTCGCGATGAAGCAGAAGGGTTTTGCGCGCGAGGACAAGCGCATCCGGTTCTGGCTGGATTGCGAGCTGCATGGCGTGCCCGACCGGCCCGACGAACGCGATTACCCGGAGGACTATGGGCGATGAGGCTTTTTCCCGCAGCCCTGTTCGGCGTTTGTGCCGGATTTTGCCCTCGCGGCGGTCGAAAAACGCGAGGGTGCGCGAGGATCGCGCGAGGATCAAAAACAACCCTCGCGGCTCTGTGTCAGGCTGTTTTCTAAGAAGAGCGGGCGGAGCGCGAGGGTTGCGAGGGTTCGCGCGCCTATGTGTATAGGCAAACGGGGTTACGGGGCCTCTCTTTGTTCTTCTCTATACGTCTCTAAGGAATAACCCTCGCAACCCTCGCAGAGACACAATAACAGATTGATATAAAACAAAAAAATAGGAGCGAGGGTTGTCTTTGACCCTCGCGCGATCCTCGCGGACCCTCGCAACGGCGGAAGAGGCGGACATGAGCGGCGAAAAACTGAAGCGGATGGCGGTGATTGAGCTGGCCCGGAAATGGGGCGGCGCGATGAAGGCGGCGGTCGTGGCCGCGGCGAAGCAGCGGATCGACATCGAGGCGCTGCTCGCCTGGGCCTATCTGCGCGAGTTGCCCAAGGTTCCGCGCATACCCTCCGCGCCGGAGGAATGGCGGCGCGCTTGGGACAAGGTGAGCCAGATGGGCGAGGAATTGTCGCTGGCCGGCCTCGACGATAATCGCTTCGGTGTCGTGCCCGATTTCTTCGCGCAGGATCTGCCGCACAATGACGCGCTACTCGTCCACGACGCGGTCTGCGCGCTTGACGCCTTCTGCCTGAGCCTGCCCGACGACTGGTCGCCGCTGGACGATCTGGGCGATCTGGGCGGCCATGCCGGCGAGGTGGCGGCCAGGGCGCTGGATCGGCTCACGTCGATCGACGACAAGGGCCAGCGCCGCCTACGCCGCACGCCGCGCCGCCTGCTGATGCGCCACGCCATTCTCGGCGGTGCGCCGGACTGGGAGATCGAGCCGCCGGAAGTGCGCTTTGTGCAGGAATATGGCGCCGACAAATGGTTCGTGCGTGAGGTGATCGTGACGGATGGCGCTTTCGGGCCGTCGCGGTTCGAGGTCGAGCTCGACGGCTTCGACCATGTCCGGCGCATGCCCAAGCCTTTCGCCTATCGCAAGACCGAACTTTCGCCAGATCCGACCGACGGCTGCGTCGCGCGAGCTGAATATGAGGTTTGGCGCTATGCGCTTGATGCGCTTGTCGCCGATCTCGATGGCCGGCTAGAGCGGTTTGATGTGGTGGCAAGCCCGCGGCCGATGAGGCCATGGGAGGAGCCTGCGCCGCAGCTGGGGCGCGTGCTGCCCGATCTGACGCGGCCGGCGGCGCGCGATTCGGGAAAAGTGCGCGGCGGCCAAAAAAAGATCACAAGCGTCGCTTGACTTGCGACAGATATTTGGTGCAGTCTCAGTCACAGACAAACAGGTTTAGAAAACCCGCTTCGGAAACGAGGCGGGTTTTGCTTTTGGAAACGGTTCACCCTCCCTGGGTCGAACGTTCATCGCCACCTGAGGCTTCCGTCATGCGTCGCAGCGCCGAAAATCGTGCGCAGAGGCGACCAAGGGCGAGGAAGTGAAAGACGCGCTCGCCTTCATTCGCCGCCGCGTTCGGCTTGAGCTCGAACTTCTCCGATATATCGAAGGATTACCCGACATGGCTTCCCCTCAGCTTGAAGCTCTCGCCCAGGCCGTCGCCAACCTCTCAGCGGCTTCGCAGTCTGCGGTGAATGTGATTTCGGCGCATGCCGCCGTTTCCGTCGATCCCGCGCAACTCGCCAACTTCGCTGCTCAAGTGCAGGCTGCGACTGACGCGCTCAACCAGGCTGTTGCGGCAAACCCCGCTCCGCCGGTGGCCTGATAGGCGTTAGGCCAGTCATGGCGCTGAAGTGCAGGCCGCTAAAGGTACGCGTTGGGCCATGCAGCGCGGTACGGCCGATGGAGAAGCAGGCGGACCCGCTCTATTCAACTCCGGAATTCAAGCAGTGGCGCGCCGTTGTCATCAACCGCGCAGGGAATGTCTGCCAATGGCCTGGGTGCACTCGGTCTGAACGCCGCATGTTCGCGGACCATATTGTCGAGGTGAAGGACGGCGGCGCACTGTTTGATCCCGCGAATGGGCAATGCCTATGCGGGTCGCATCATTCCTTAAAGACCGTCGCGGAGCGCCGGAAGCGCGCGGGAATTCAGAGTTGAGGATCCCTAAAGAGGGTAGGGGGTTTAAATCCCCAGCGCCTCGAGGGCGTTACACCGCAATTACCCTCACGCGCACAAAAAATTTGTTGGCGGCGGACCTTTGATTTCGCGCTTTGATTACTCGGGAAATCAAACTTGAGCGATCAACCCCCGGAAAAGAAATCAAATCGCGGCGGTAAGAGGCCCGGGGCGGGGCGCAAGCCAAAGGGCCACGTCGCGCAGACCTCGCTGTCCGACCTCCATCGCGCCCGCGCTCTGGCCGAGCCGCCGCCCGACGAAATCGATGGTGTCGCCCAGCGACATGCGCGCCAGGTCATCGACGCCCTGGTCCTGATCCTGTCTCACGGCAAGAGCGAGGCCGCCAAGATCGCCGCGGCGAAGGAAATCCTCGACCGCGGCTACGGCAAGCCGACCGTCGAGATCGGCGGCGACGCGGCCATGCTGCCCTTCATGCGCGCGCCGTCTCGCGAGGACGCCGAGGCCGCCCATGCCCAGACAATCGAGGCGCAGATCCGCGCCGAGGCACGCAAGTTCGCGAGATTGGCCATAGCGGTGCTGCATAAGATCATGTCCGACGGCGCGAGCGAATCGGCCATCGCCTCGGCGTCGAAAGCCCTTCTTGACCGCGGACTCGGAACGGTCGGAAAGGCCCGCATGCCGGAAGAACAGCGCGAGTGCCCTCTCGGCAAGAAGGAAGAACTGGCTCGCGCCGCCGAGGTCGCAGCCTCCGGCCCCTATGCCACGCCCGCGTCGCCGCGCCGTCACTGAAGCATGCCGCCAACCTGGTCCACCGCTTGCCCGGA